TATGTTTTTAATATTTTTAATAATTGCAATACGACACGCGAGGATTACCCCCCCCGCGCGAGGCCTGTGATTTCAGTATAGAGAGCATATGTGTAAGTGATTTTTATTCTGCTTTTTATGTAAAACAAGAGAAAATAAGATTAATTGGGAGCTATATAAACACTGGGCATGGAAATGTAACCAGCACCAACTGAATAAAGGTCATAAATTTCCTGAGCCCCACGAGCTAATGAGCTCAGGGACCCTAAAATATCAGTAGCTGCTAAAGGTGTCCAAGTGCCGGCATTATTGGATTGCTCAGCAGCAGTCCACTTAATCCAAGAACCGTCAGGTAGCTCATTAGCTGCGGCATTTTCAATTACCAAACCACCAGCAGCATAAGGATCAGGACGGCCAACGTAACTCACACCTTGCGACATCAAATAAGCAGCAGGTACAGTGGTGGTAGTTGTAGGGTTAACATCAGTAATATCAATTAAGGGCAATGGTGAAGCATTATAAGCGCCTGTAACATCAATGCGTAATGCACCGACTGGCGTAACATCATTTTCCAATGCTGGAGTATGAAACCGAACATCGTAATGAAGAATAAGCATACCAGGCGATGAAGCAGAGGAATGGGTAATGTTCACTGCGAAGAACCCGTGTGAATAGGTTCGCGGCTCAATAGCACCAGAAACTGATGTATATTTTGGGGGCAGAAATCGAACAGGAGGCATACGACACGTAGCAGGGGTCGTCAGAGGGGTTGAAACCGCTCCCCAATGACCCATCATTGGGCCTGAACCATAAGTAATGGTAGGCTCATCAACAATGTCGCGATCACCATACATAGTGACTCGACCGCCTTCTGTTAATGGAAGTGAAGGAACATATTCCACTTCAAAATCGGCATCCCAAAATTCCCAAAGTTGCATAATCTTCCCAAGACGAGTGCCATAAAACTGATACATATGGAGCTCGCGTATAATGGTATCACCACTAGTAACCACCGGCAAAGTGCCTAATACCAAGGAACCACGCTCACGTGTTTCATAAGCGGGGATGATGTTACGTAACACCGGCCCCGTAAATGTAGAACGTAGCTCAACTTGTTTACTAGGCTGGGCCCGGTTACTTGAGTTACCGTTACGTTTGTCTCTTTTCCTTCGATTTTTACCGTTTTTCTTATTTTTCCTTGCCATTTATTGGGTAACATGAAAAAGTAAGATCATAGATACTTAATTTCACAGGCCCTCGACCTGCCTGTTATCAAACCATTAGGTGTAACAACTCACTGCGAGACAATGAGTCGATACCACTAATAGGTAACCGGGGATAAAGACGATGCAGCATACCATAAGCAGGAGCACATATGATAGGGATAATTCGCAAAGCCATCTCCTTATTCAAAACATCATAAGGTATGTCAGTCACTTTCATAAAAGACACAGTACTAGGCGTTTCCCCTACATATTTCAAAAGCATCTCTCTAACAATGGGGACAGCGAGCCCTTGAGGGCAAACACTAAGAGCAGCGCCCCGAAAAGTCTCCCGGTCACTAGGGTGCGAAGGACTTACAGTATAACCAAACCTCTGAACAAAGCGAGCTGGGGACGGGCCGAAAATACAACGCATACTAGTCAATAAAGGCATCCAGAGGGAATGTTTAGCCTCTCGGTACCAATTTTTCGTCAATGCGCCATAGTCAGCAATTTCCGCCGGCCAAAAATAGCCAGAGCAGAAACTCGCGTCAAATGGGTTTGAATGGGTCTTAATAACTCGAGCGTCATGGCCAAAATCAGACACCAATTTCTTATACCGATTGATGTCGATTGGCGTATTCGCCCCGTAAATGGCCAACATGTCATCACCACAAACCAAAATCTTAGCAATTATACCCAATTCAGTAAGAATATGATGATGCATGATGCCATTAAGTAAAGTGTTGCCCAAAGAAGTATTAGGGTCCCCCGACTTCCTTGTAGCCTCAGTTTGAAACCTACGGCCACTACTCATACGACCTTTTGCGTTAAATTGTTGCGTTATAACATATAAGGCCTGAGCAGACAAACCCATACGCGAATAGATAGTGCGTTCACACTCTAGCGCATCAACACCAAGATGAGCATCCCAGCGTGAGCAATCAACCTCCAAAGCCATGGGATGAGTGAAGCATTTAACCGCTTGTGTGAACCAAAATGATAACATCACAGGTGTCAAACCAGGTCCATAGACGATATCATTCGGCACACCTTGACGGTTAATGCTCCAAGCATGTTTAACTTTCTTAGCCATAAGCCAAACTTCCGGTGCTAGAGACACAATGGCACGCGGACTAACAGTAAGAATAATCCGGGGATCAGCATAAAAATAATGCGACTGATCAAATGGCGCTAATTCAGTCTTAACAAAGCCCCGTCGACTAAAGTCTTTATCATTCAATGGACGTCGTTGAAGGTCAGCTAAAGCAATCTTGTACCTGGCCAATTTCGCACCAGTATACCTTTTTAACCATACCTGTAACAAATTATCGTCCACCGACTTAATCTTACCGAACCTTAACAACCCTTCACTAGTACAATGCTGCAAGGCAACACTCCATGAGCGAGTTCGAGGATGAACAAACGCCAAAACACGTCCTGTCAAACCAGCAATTTCATTCTCAGGACTAGAATTGAAAACCATAGGCAGAGGATGTACCGGTTCAAGTTCAGGAATAATAGGTCGTATCAACTTCGGTGTTTTCCGTTTGTAAGGTACAGTCTTCTCAGCCCAGCCAACAAGCTGGTTGGACAACGAGACAACATCGATGCCATACTTCGGTGAATCAAGAACAGACGCCTTCAACAACTTGGACCTCTCAATAAGATGTTGAATCAAGCCAATCTGTATCTCTGGAGACCATTTCTTATGATGTCCAGCAGCATATGCAGGAACAACAGATAAAGCACGTTCCTGAATTGTAGCTTTATCTTTCGGGCCTATATTAGACCCAATCTCATACTGTAATTGATTAATATCTTCAATAGGGATATTAATCCACATTAACGGTAACGGTGGTGCATGATAAACAACCACCTCACTATTAATGTTATCACACCCAGGAATAGGTAAATACTCTTCACTCCGCACCCAAACAGAGTAAGGATGCAAATACGCTTGAACGTATAAGTAATTACCTACAACTTGGCGCCGTAAAGCGCAGTGAATAAATCGCACATTAAATAACGGTGCCAACACAATAGGACAGGCAGAGCAAAACACGGGCAACATTGACCAACCTCCTGACACCGCACGCATCTTGATCTTGAACAAGATAGCAACAATTAGCAATGTCAAAGAGGCCGCCAAAATGGATGATGTATAATACTGTCCATGGTAAGTAATAATATGGGAAGGTCTCAACCACGACGAATACGAAGTCATCGGGTGTGTATAACCCATAAGTTCTTTACCACCCATTTGAAGCAGCTTACCATTCTTGATGGTGTGAGGTGCCTCACCACCAGAATTCAAGGTATTATAATATTTAGCCGCAACAACAATATGGATATTAGTGAACGGCACATCAACAACTTCTGAAACATACATAGCATACTTAACAGCCTCATCAACAGAAACATAATAAGTACTGTTGATGAAAACAATAGCTATGGTTTCAAGCCCACTATTCAAAAAATCAGCACACCAACAAGGACATCGTTGCTGCAAAGTGTGACTACAACAATTATCATAATCACACGTATGACAGTAATCCCGAGTGGATAGATGGGGACACAAGCCCCAACAACTCATCGCAGGTGTACCTTCAATTGAACGAGGACTAGCCCCAACGTCAATGATATAACTACCATCACATATACCATAGACGTCAGCCGCGGCTAAGTTTCTATCACAAGCAGTGGATGGATGGCCACTATTTTTAGATAGCGGGACTGCGATGACAGTTGTTTTCAAAGTACTCCTATCAACTCCGTCCCAACATTCAGCCACAGCAGTGATTTTCACTAAGCCAGTTGTCACCAAGTTCTGAAACTCGGTGAATCCGTTGCACACTAAGTAGTCAGGGCTCAAATCTTCACCTCCCGCCCTGAAAAACACAGTGTACTTCGCGTAATCCAACGAATTGTTTCTGCGAAGTCCGTATTCCGCACGGGCACGATTACATGGGTTTTTATTACCTGTAACAAACCCAATTGGTCTAGCCCGTTCGTTTTTCCCAGTCAAAGCCACACTGGAATAAAGGTGTGGTCCGCACTGTTCGCCCCTGTTCAGAACACTTAATAAGGGGTTAATAAACTGCTTTTCTGGAATAGCC